TTTTTTGCTGTCTTTAACGTGCAGCAGGATTCCAGCCCAGCGGCCAACCAATCGACGTTTATCTGCTTCTGCGAATGCTCTCCAGAAGCGATGGGTGAACACCTGATTACTGGCTTTCTCCCAGGCAGTAAGCTCTCGTGAATCGTCAGATTGCTCGCCCTCAATTACCTGCGGGTTGGTTCTCCAGCAATTCGATACCAGCTTATTCACAGCGCCGTGAGCAATACCGCCTCGACGATAGAGTTTGTGCAGGTCATTAAATGTCAGCTCTTCTTTGAAGCCGTATTCGCACCATGCGCTCTCACGCTTCGCATCCAGCCCCATGCCAGGGTTAAATGCCATTTGACGCGCACGGGCAAGCCTGACGTCATTCAGCGCGTGATTGACGGCTAGTAATAATTTGTCAGCCATAGTTTGTCCGTTGGTGGGATTTGTGCAATAAAAAAGGCCGCCGTGGCGACCTATTTTTGAGTGGGTGACAAGGCAGATTCCCAGTCAAATTCTTTCTGCAAGCCTAGGCTTCTTTCTAAAGCCTTCAGCTTCACTAAAAGAGCTTGCTTACGAGCGGGGTCGAAAGTGTGATAATACGGCGCATATTGTGATGCTAGTTTATTGAAAATAAGAGAGGAATGGTCAAGCCCACGCAGAGCCAATTCCGATTTAATTTCTGCCACCAGATGATCAAAGCTATGCATAAATTATCCTTAGTTACTCACTAATTAGTTATCAATCTCAGTGAAGATCAACTTAGGTTTTAAAGCAAACTACTTTCCTTGCAGTCGCTTGGGTAGCAGCATTCCTGCCATCTGTCCTTTACGTTTGATGTGACCATCCAAGCCATAGCGTATGCCATCCCAGCAGTGCTCGAAGCCGTCAGCCAGTTTCGGCAGCACCTCACCAGTAATGCGGTCCGTTTTGTAAGACCACATGCGGGCTTCTATTGCGACGTTCTTGCATCTCGGATGGATAATGATTTCATCGAATCCGCGCAGGTGGGCGATACCATCCTCAACGCTTCCAGGCCACTTATCAGCTGCGGAGATGTTGAAGCCCTGACGCCTGAGATAGCTGATTGTTTCTGGTCGCGCAGAGTCGGCCTTAATAGGCCATTCGCGCGAGCCGGGTATGGTGTCGTAAAGCTCTGGCATGTGGTCCAGCTCAGTCTGCTGACCATAGGCCTCATACTCGATGTAAAGCCGGTTATGCAGAATGAATGATCTGGTCAGTGTGTTCGGGTCCTTGGCGAAACCAAAGTCAGCACCGAAGAACAAACGCTCAGCCTCTTTCCACAGATCATCAGAGAATTCAGCAATACGATATTTGCCAGCAAGCACCTGCTTATCTGAGTTCTCCAGATAGGCGCCTTCCCATACCCACGCATAAGTTGAAAGGTCAAGTCGGCGCTCATCGTTCTGGCGCTCCCCCTCCAGCACGTCAGGGAACCACGGGTTGTCCGTGTAATTCATCTCGACAGTTACGCAGTCATCACCCATCTCTTTGCGAAAGCGCTTATCAGTGGCGCTGCCGTCGCGTTCCGGGTTCCATGTCACCCAAATCTCTGAGCCCTCTTCACGTACGGTAGGGCTAAGCTTCTGCCAGGCGATCTCGCTCACCGATTCTGCTTCATCAACCCAGCACAGCAGAATGCGTGCCTTTGACTTGATGCTGTCGAGGTTATGACGCAGGCCGGCGAAAACGTATGTCACGGTTTTGTCGATGGTGCGAATGTATTTCTCGCCAATATCGAAGTTGGAAGCCAGCCATGGCACCGATAGGATCGCCTGCTTAACTTCCTGCATGCTCGACTCTTCGAGTGAGTTCATAAACTCACGTGCACAGAGGATTACGCCGCTCTCTCCATTCATCATTGACTGATACGCCCTCACGGCTGTCATCAGGGCAAACGTGCGCGTCTTTGCACTTCCGCGCCCACCATGTGAGCAGCGATAACGCTTACCGACTGCAGTGAATAGTGGTGCAAGCTTGGCGGGGATCGGGAGTTGAACGGCGTCACTCATGATTTTGGCTCAACAGGCAAGAGCTGGATAGTTGTTGGCTTGGTCGCCATGGTGCCATCAGATGATCTGTGGTCGATTTCCTGACTCACCTTTTCGCCATACTTCTTCGGGTTCATTCGGGCTAGTGCCCACTTGCGAGTATCGATACGAAGGCGTGCTTTGCCAACCGCGGCGGCTTCTTCAGCTACTTCATCCGCAATCTCGAACATCTCTTCAAAAATGGCGTCAGCACGCGTCTCAGTTGCTGTCGCGTACTGGTCACGAAACTCTTTATGCTCAGCAAGCCAGCGAAAGACAGACGTCTTGCTTGGCATGTCGGGGCGCTCACAGACTTTACGCAGGCTTTCACCATCGGCAAGCAGTGAACAGATGTCAGCAGCCACCTCTGGTAGATACTCAGAAGGGCGGCCAATTTTAGCTTTGGTCGCCATAAACTCTCCTGTCTCCTGTAAGAGACAACTTTTATTCAGACATTAACCCTCACACTAGAAGCAAGGCACCACAGTGCTTTGCACCTAATACAATGTGGAGGTCAAATTGAATTCAACCTATCTGGATCTGGTAATCGCTCTATCGCCATCAATTAATAGCTTCTCCGAGGTTGCGTGTGCTTACCTCAAGTATCGGATTGCTGTTCTTGCGGCACGTATTCCATCTTGAGCACGTCATCAGGCGCGAGGTATAGCCAAGCGCCATCCTCCCGGGCAACGCCAATAAATCCGTTAACCATCTCAGGCTGTGATCGGTTCATCAGGCCTTCGTGAGTTTCGCCTGACTTCGTGGTAACGGTGATGCGGTATGTGTCAGGCATATTCACTCCAATAAAAAACCGCCCGAAGGCGGCTATTTTTTAATGTTTTCGAATGTAGCTTCAACCATCTCTTTACCAAACTCACCCATGCCTTTATACATCGTTCGCAGAAATTGGAGGGTATTGGCAGCTGAGCCCTCGAGCTTCCAAGAGCAATCATAAAACTTGCACCCAACAATATTGATTCCGCCAGCCCCTCTAAAAATAATGTCGCAATTTCTGAATATGCAGTTTTCATACGACTGATTATCCAGAAATACCACTGTATTTTCGTATGTCGAGCCAATACTTTTGTTCATCAGATGCTAAACCCTTGAGCTGGAGTGCTGCTTTCTACTGCATTGTTAGCAACTACGCCATTTGCACGCATAAAGCCATTATCGTCACTGTAATCACTTGGCGCATACAATGCTACGTGATTGCAGTTTAAGGTATAAAAAAATGCGCCCACAAGCCCAGCAGGAAAAAGCATTAAAAACCATATGTATACGTCTTGCTGAGGCTCTTTCAAAAATGGCAAAACTAGATTGGCTGACACTTCAACGATACCAGCAAATATTCCTATTATCGTGAGTGGATTTTTGATATGGCTGATATTAGGCACTTTAATACTCCCTCAGTAGTTGAGGGATGTTAAAGGCATAAGCGCGTTTTGTCATCATCAGGCGCACTCGTAAATGCGCCTTGTGATGATCACGCAATGTCCTGCTTGATTGCCTCATCTCTTAAGATGGAGTTCGCAAGCATAATGATTAAGACAGCCAGGCAATAAACTATGGCGGTAACTACCCAGCCAGCCCATGCCAACAGGCCAAGCGTCGCAAGAACTTTCACCCATCCATACGCCTTGACTAACCAGCACCTCTTCCTGACCGACTTTCTGAGCATTTCCTCAATATTCTCTTTTTGCTTGCCTGATGATTTTTCATAGAGAAGTGAGGCGATAATCATTAGGACTGCAACAGGAACAGCGATGAGGCTGCATGCCCAAATCAGGGTTACAGATAATGTCACCAGACCGTTAATTTGAAGGAATACACCAATAACAAGAGTGTCGATGACTGCCAATGAATACGATTCCGCCAGAAATGATTTCATTGCGCCACTCCTTGCATGATGGCAACTATGTCCGGATTAGCTAGGGAATGGATCTGCTCTTCTTCGATAGCAAGAACGCGCTTCTCTTTCTTCCGTTCATTCATCAGGCGACTACCGATAGTGCCTTTCAGTTTCGACCGAGTTTCTTTGATTGCGAAACGGTGCTGCATTTCTTCGCCCATTGCAGCTCGGCACTTCAACTGCTCAGTCATCCAGTTAAATGCAGCAATGTAGCTTTCTTTGATTGCGGAAGCGGCGTAACCAGTGAACCCCATAATCAGGAACATGCAGCCATCACGAGAAATGTTCATCATTGGCTGAACATCGCCATTTTTATCAATGAAATCAGTGGGCTTAAAATTAAGCCGCTTGAATTCATCTGAGCATTGCAGGTTACGGATCGCCTGAAGCACGTTTTTATGCTTCTTGCCAAAATGCTCGGCAACACGAACAGATGTCGTTACTAACTCGCCACCTGAAACAGTAACCATATTTCGGAAGTCAAATGCTGGAATAACTGACGGATTATTCATTGCGTTTCTACCTTTTAGAAAGTGATCCTGTTCGCACAGAAAAGCCGCCCGAGAGAGGTCGCCACCTATAACGGCTGTTCTCAGGCTCGCTTACTGAAAGGCTCTCGTTGAGATGCGCATGCGACTGCGCGATATGAAGTGACGCTGCTATAACCAACCAGAAATGGGCAGTTATAAAAAAGCCCCGCTACTGCGAGGCTAATTTAGTTCAGGCATTGCTCTCTGATGTACTGCTGCAATGCGGCTATTTTTGACTGATCGCTTTTAATTCCGGCTCGGATACCGAGAACGTTTCGTCCAGCAACTGGAGAGAGTTCGACGGTGGTTCCATTGTCCAGGCTGGCGGTGCCGGCGGCCTGCTTCGTACAGTTGCCTGAGACGAGCACCCGACCACCGTGATCAAGCTTGCGCTGCAAAGCATCATTTTCAGCCTTTGCACTGGCTAACTCCTTCGTGTATTTGGCATCAAGCGCGGCAACATCACGCTGACGCACTTGCATGTCATCAATCGTCTGTTGGCGCTCGGTTGCAAGGCTGTCAGCACTAACGTATTTACCGTGGTAGTAAATGGTTAGCCTGCAGACCAAAACCAGAATCACAATTAATACGCCGAGCAGCATAGTTCGCCAGCTAAATGGGAAGTTGATCATCACTCACCTACCGGCGCAGCCTGAATTATTACCGCTCCGCCTTCCTTGTTAGCTTTATCAACAGCACTAGGATCGATTGCTATTGAGCACTGCTTGCTGGAGCGGAGGAACTCGTTTTCTTTCTGCAATGAGTTAGCCCGGGTCTCGGCGGTAGAGCGCCGGCGGCTCTCTTCATCGAGCGTTGTTGCCAGGCTATCAAGTCGCTTCGTAATCGGCCCTAAGCCCTCAGCAAACTTCATGTTCCGCTCATTCGCCAGGATGAATTGCTCGCGCAGGCGGTTGTTTCGATCTGTGAGGTTGGCATTGTCATACCAGAGCTTGCCAACGAAACCGATGATGATTACCGAGAAGATGACGGGGATGAACCGGCGATATCTCGCCATTCTCGCTTTACCAGTCATAGGAGTACCTGCTCTGCAATCCGCGTGCGCGCAATGCGATCTGCCAGGCCATTTGTCCCGCCATTTATCCGGCGGGTCAGCCCGGTCACGTCAGAAGCATCGGCAAAGCGGTTGCAGTCGTTGGCCCGCCAGAACCAGCCAGCCGAGCGAGCGGCATTGACGTCTTCCAGCAGTAAATCGGGATTAGAAAGAAGCGGCAGATTTAATGCTTTACCGCAGGCTTCGTAGTTATCGTGGAAGGTAACCTGTTTCAGTCCGCGCCCACGATATTTCCAGCCATCTCCATTCAGGTTGTTACCATATCGGCCGCCGTAAACGATATTTGCAATGGCTGCCTGTCGTTCCTGCGATAAGGCAGGCTCACCCGACTTGCGTCCGAGCTGCTCACGCTGTGCAGCAGTAAGACGGGATCCGAAGATAGCCAGGCCAGCAACTGAGTAATTCAGGCTTTCCCTGATTACAGTGAACCCGCCTGACTCCGTACCAACCTGTGCAATGAAGTAAGCCTGGCGCTTTGGTGTATCAATGCCGAACTCTTTCATTGCAGCCAGAACGTGTGGATACCACCGGCTGGCTAGCGCATCAGAAATAGATGCAGCCTTTTTAAGCTGGTCTCTGGTCATCATTCAGCAACTCCCGCATCTCCTGAGGCTTTCTGCA